AAAAAAAAAAAAAAACAGTAGTAATCGAAGCATCGGGACTGAATGAAACCCGATGGAGTTATTGGATATGGCTGTTTGATCGAATATAGAAGCCAGCCCTAAACCCCCGCACATGGCCTAGACGCCGACTAGCGCATGATCACCATGAGTCGCTTTAGGATGCATTGGTATGGCTCGATAGTATTGACGCTGCCCAATACAGTATTCGTTGGCCTGAATACATGAGTGATGCTCGACGTTGTTTGACCATCCCTGGAGCACGCGCATTAACCAGCTGCGTTAACCATCGACTGATCTTGCTTAACGACTGGACACTTCCGAAACCTCATATAGGCGACCCCGTACCCGGCGACCACCCCCCGCCTACGTGCCCCAAACCACCCTCTGATACGAGCACGTCAGATAAGGACCATTTCCAAAAAACTGAAGAGAATATGAGGGAGAGAGTGGGAAGCAGCCATACCGAATAAACTACTTGACAACGGGCCAGCCTGCGCGTACTCTCTGCGTATGGCGTTCGCGGAAGAGCTCGACATCGCCCCACGGACAAAGGGGAGAGCGGTTAAGGCAGTATCCTTCGGGACTGCGCGGGAGCTTACGGCTGCAGACCTGGCGCTTCTGGCAAGCGAGCGCGGGGTCAAGCCGACGCCGATTGCGCAGCTCCGCGAACGCCATCACGCCCTTGCGCGTTGCTTGGCAGGAGGTATGTCGAATGCCGAGGCGAGCGTCATTACGGGCTACGACCCCTCGCGTATCTCGATCCTGAAGTCCGATCCGCTCTTCTCCAAGCTCGTGGACGACTACAAGACGATGAGCTCAGGGATAACCGCCGACTTCGTTGAGCGGGCGAACATCCTTGGCCTGACGGTTGTGAACCGTTTGCAGGAAGCGGCGGAGAACGAGGAGTCGCCTCTATCCCCCGCGACGCTGCTCGAAATTGCGAAGTTCGCGGCCGACCGCACAGGCAACGCACCGACGACGAAAACTCAGAACGTCAACGTCAACGTGAACCTGGGTGACCGCCTGCGCGCCGCGAGGGAACGCTCGAACGCCCTGCTGAAGGACCAGCGGGTCGATGAGGCCATTGACGCTGAGTTCAAAGACGTTTCGTCGGACAGTACCTGATGGAACACTCGGGGGAACTGGACACCATTGACCTGCTCGAGGAGTTGGGCTCCTTCGCCTGTCGCCCTCGCGCGTTCGTCTACTGGGCCTTCCCCTGGCTGGAGCGAGGCTCGGAACTTGAGCGTCGCCCTGGGCCTGAGCTGTGGCAGGATGAACTCCTCGCCTACATGGAAGCGAAGCTTATCGAGGGCTTGTCCAATCCCTTCGAGGTGATCGCCGAAGCGATACAGATCGCCACTCGCTCAGGCCACGACGTGGGTAAGTCCGCTCTCGTCTGCTGGATCATCATCTGGGCGATCAGCACCCGCGAAGACACGAAGGGTGTTGTCACCGCGAACACTGAGAAGCAGCTGCGGCTGAAGCTCTGGGCGGAGCTCGCCAAATGGCACCGGCTGTTCATCGCGCGGCAGTTCTTCAAAGTCACAGCTACCTCCATCCAAGCCTCCGATCCTGAGCGGGAGAAGGAGTGGCGGATTGATGCCATCCCCTGGTCGGAAGACAATCCCGAGGCCTTCGCCGGTCTGCACAACTTCGGCAAGCGTGTGCTCGTCATATTCGACGAGGCGTCCGGTATTGTGGATAAGATCTGGGAAACCATCGACGGCGTGATGAACGAGGCCGAGACTGAGCTGATCTGGCTCGTCACAGGGAATGGCACTCGCAACACTGGCCGGTTCCGCGAATGCTTCGATCCTCAGGGCCAGGGCCAGTTCTGGAAGACGTTCAAGGTCGACTCGCGGAGCGTCTCCTTCACGAACAAGGAACGCATCCAGGCGCAGATCGACCTCTGGGGCATCGACTCGGACTTCATCAAGGTCCGTTGGCTGGGCGACTTCCCGGAGAGCGGCAATCTTCAGCTGATCCCTTCGGACGTGATCAGGAACGCGATGGTTCGCGAGGCTGAAAGCTATGTCTACGAACCCCTGATCCTCGGCGTAGACGTCGCCCGCATGGGTGATAACGAGTCCGTCGCTCAGTTCAGACGCGGCCGAGACGCGCGCTCGATCCCCACCTTCCGCTGGAGGAAGACGACCACGACGGAGCTTGGTTCCAACATCGCAGCGCTGATCAACCAATATAACCCTGACGCGGTGTTTATCGACGAGGGCGGTGTCGGCGGGGGCGTGATTGACTTCCTTCGTCTGCTTGGCTACACAGTGATCGGCGTGAACTTCGGCGCGAGTGCAATGATCCCCCTCGGCGGCGAGAAGTGCTATAACAAACGCGCTGAGATGTACGTCTCCTGCCGCACCTGGCTGTACCAAGGCTCCATCCCTAACGACCAGCAGCTGTTCAAGGAGCTCGTCTCCATAGAGATGGGTCACGCGAAGCAAGGGAAGCTCGAAGGCGCGATCCTTCTCGCTCCGAAAGAAGAGCTTGAGGAAAGCCCAGACTGGGCGGACGCCCTGGTCCTCACCTTCGCCTACCCGGTCAGCTCCGCGTTCCGCGGGATGAACCAGAACTCGATGAAGACCGAGTACGATCCTCTCTCCTTCGATCGTGTCTCCGCCTTCTCCAACCCCGATCCGAAGCCGCTGTTCGACCCAAAGAACCCTGGCGCGAATGCAAGGAGTTTCCACTGATGGGCATTGACCCAGCATCCTTGATTGCGGAAGCCACAGCCGCGATCGGAAGCGGAAGCGCTGCTACCTCTGCTGCTGCAGCTACGGCGGCCGCCACAGCCGATACTGTCGCTACTGGTGCGGCCGCCGGTCTTTCAGCTGGAGCGGCTGGAGCCGCAACCGGGGCTGCTGCAGCGGGAGCAACTACCGCAGGCGCCGCCGCAGGGCTGTCCTCGACAATCCTCTCCACCCTCGGCACAGCCGCCGTGACGGCAGGCGTGGGCGCAGCCTTCGCTCCAAAGCCGCCAAAGCCAGGGCAAGCGCCTCAGGCTCCGAACATCTTCGGCGGGAAGTCCGGCGGGGCCACTGCGCTGCTCTCCGACTCAGTCGGCGATGCGGGCGGCACGCTGCTCGGCAGTAACAAGGCACCTCAGATCGCGGGAGGCAAGAAGACCTTGCTTGGCCAATGAGCGTCAATCTCAAAGATACCCTCCCAGCGGTCGTGGATGCGTGCGCGCAGTACTGCAACAACCGTATGGAGACGATGCGTGGCTATCGCATCCCCTGGTGGGTCCATTGGGCCCAGCTCGCGGAGATGTATCTCCCTCGCCGCTACCGCTGGTTCGTCACTCCCAACCAGTACAACCGCGGCTCGCCCCTCAACCAGAGCATCGTCGATGAGACCGGTCTCCTTGCCGCGCGTACGCTCGCAACAGGTCTTCTCTCCGGCCTCACCTCCCCCACGAAGCCATGGTTTCGTCTTGGTCTCCAGGGCATGGATGACCTGCCCGAAGGCGAGATAAAGGACTGGCTCGCCACCTGCACGAAGCGGATGCTGGAGGTCTACGCCAAGTCCAACTTCTACCAGTCCCTCGGCCAGTCCTATCACGACATGGCTGTCTTCGGCTCGGCTGCGCAAATCCAGTACGAGGACAAGGAAGATGTCATCAGGTTCTACAACCCCTGCCTCGGGGAGTTTTTCTTCGCCCTGGACAATCGCCTCCAAGTCGACACACTCTACCGTGAGTACACGTACACGATATCCGAGGCTGTTAAGGAGTTTGGACTGGACTGCCTCAGCGAGTCCTCACAGAACCTCGCGAAGTCAGCATCTTCGCTGGATACGGAGATTGTTATCGGCCACGCGATCGAGCCGAACGAAACCATCTACCTCGCCGGGGTAGAGCAGGGCTATATCGTCCCGAAGTTCTTCAAGTACCGGGAAGTTTACTGGGAAAAGTCGTCCGCAAGCGGCCCGACGGCCAAGGGCCATATACTGCGCGCTGCTGGCTTCCGTGAGTGCCCGTTCGTGGGCCTGCGCTGGGACGTGTCCTCCAACGACGCCTACGGTCGCAGCCCCGGCATGGACGCCTTGCCTGCCGTGAAGCAGCTGCAGATCGAACAGCGCCGCAAGGCGGAAGCTATCGACAAGCTGGTCCGTCCCCCGATGGTCGCCTCGGTCTCGATGAAGAACGAGCCGATGTCCATCCTGCCAGGCGATGTGAACTACGTCGCAGACCCAGCAGCCGCCGGCTTCAAACCCGCGTTCCAGGTCGAGCCTCGTATCGGCGAGATGATGGAAGACCTGAAAGAGGTCCAGTCGCGGGTCGATAAGGTCTTCTTCGTCGATCTGTTCCTCATGATCTCCAACCTCCAAACCGTGCGCACCGCGACTGAGATCGACGCGCGCAGGGAGGAGAAGCTGATCCTCCTCGGCCCGGTGATCGAGCGCACCGAAAACGAAGGTCTGGACGAGATCATCGAGCGCACCTTCGCGATCATGTCTCGCCGTGGCCTGTTCCCGCCAGCGCCTGCCTCGATCCAAGGTCAGCCGATCGTGATCAAGTACATCTCCATGCTGGCCGAAGCCCAGCGCGCCGCATCTACAGCCGCAATCGAACGCCTCGTCCAGTTCATCGGTGGTCTCGCCGCGGTCAAGCCGCAGGCGTTGGACAACCTGAACGAAGACACCACGATCGAGACCTACGCCGACCTGCTCAACGTGCCGCCGCACATCCTCAACGCGGTGCAGAAGGTCATCTCGATCCGTCAGGCGCGCGACAAGGCTGCGCAAGCCCAGGCCGCGATCCAGACGTCCACCGCAGCTGCTCAAGGCGCACAGACCCTCTCCGAGACGGACGTCGGCGGCGGTCAGAACGCGCTGCAGCTGATGCTCGGGAAGGCGGCGTAAATGACCTCCTCTACCAACGAGCGTCAGATACGCGCGCGCGAGCAGCAGAAGAAGCGCGACCGGATCACAGATGAGCTGATAACGAAGCAGCTGATGTCTACGCCCGACGGTCGGCGCTGGGTCTGGATGCGGCTGGGTGAGGCCGCGCTTTACCTCGAGAACGAAGACCTCGACCCGTATCGAATGGCCTACGCCAAGGGTACGCGGAACGCAGGTCTGCGGCTCCTTAACGATGTGAGCCGCTTCACCCCTCACGAGTATATCGTGATGACCCAGGAAGCCACCTCGGTCAAACTTCTACAGGAGCCGGTTGAAGAGCCGGATGAACCCGATGAGTGAAGCCGCCTCCCCTCCGCCTCCTCCCGCAACGGGCGCGAGCCTGTACCCTGCCGACGGCGGGGCCGCTGCGGCTGCTGCCGCTTCCACGATCCCCGGCGGAGCCGGCACTGACACGGTGGCCGCTACCGGAGGTACGGATACTGTCGCCGCAGGCGCAGGGACCGACACTGTCGCGGCTGGCGCTGGCACGGATACGGTGGCTGGCACTGACACGACTGCCGGTACGGATACACAGTCCGGGACCGACACCCAATCTGGCACGGACTCTCTGTCCGCCGCCTCCTACGACTTCAAGCTCCCCGAGGGCTTTATCGGCGATGATGCGCTGACCGCGACCGCGAAAGACACCTTCGCTGCCGCTGGCGTGCCGCCGGATAAGGCCCAGGGACTTGTCGACCTATTCGGGAAGGCCATGAAGGCCTCCTCCGATGCTCAGGTGGCTGCGCACACTGCCCAGCAAAACACCTGGCTTGGTGAAATCAACAGTATGCCTGAGTTCACGGGACCGACGCGAGAGACGTCCCTTGCCTCAATCGGTAAGCTGTTCGATGAGTTCGGAACTCCCGAGGCCAAGGCCGCGCTCAACGCCTATGGTGTCGGGAACAATCCCGCTATCGTCAAGATGATGCTGAAGATCGCTTCCACCGTCAACGAAGGTTCGCCGACTGGCCAAGGTCGACCGACTGGAAATGGCGGCAAGGCAGCGGGCCCAAAAACCGTTGGTACGAGCCTCTACCCCGATGGAGGGGCAGGCCCGGCCAAGAACTAGGAACGAAGAAAGATGGCTACCCTCACCCCCGGAGTCTTCACGTACTCCGAATGGGCCGCTCGAATGGACCCGACCGGGAAGACGAGCACCCTCGTCAACCTGCTCTCCCAGGAGAACGGCATTCTGGACGACGCGCTCGCTGTCGAGTGCCAGTCCGGTAACGCCTACGAGTTCACCCAGGTCGTCAAGCTGCCGACTCCGTCGCGCCGCGCGTACAACCAGGGCATCTCGGCTACCCAAGGCGCCGCGGCCAAGCAGACTACGACCTGCACCGAGTACGCCGACCTCGCGCTGATCGACCAGTCGCTCGCCCGCCTGGGCGGCAATCTGGCTGAACTTCGCGGGCAGGAGGATCAACTCCACCTGCAAGCGATGGGGCAACTCGTCGCGAGCGACCTCTTCTACTCCAACCGCTCCACCGACCCGACGCAGTTCACCGGGTTGGCCAACATCTACAACACGGTCAACCCGGCGACCTCGAACATCGCCACCAACGTCATCGACTGCGGCGGCACCGGCAGCACCAACACCTCCATGTGGCTCGTCACCTGGGGGCCGAAGCAAATCCACACGATCTTCCCGAACGGCCTGCCGGCCGGTCTCCAGCACATGGACCAAGGCCTCCAGAACACGTACGACGCGAACAACAAGCTGTTCATCGCGTACCAGACCTGGATGCAGTGGAACCTGGGCCTGGCCATCCACGACTGGCGCTACGCCGTTCGGGCGGCGAACATCGACGTCACTCTCTTCGGTGGCGGCAGCGCGGCGAACCTCATCGGCATCCTCGCCGCGATGATGATGAAGCCCCCGGTGATGCCGGCCGGCTCCGGTCCGGTGCAGACCTCCGACGTGCCCACCGTGACTACGGGCCGCTCGGCGATCTACGTCAACCGGACCCTCTACCTCGCCCTGGACCTTCAGGCCCAGAACAAGTCCAACCTGCTGCTCAACATGATGCAGTGGGACGGGCACACCATCCTCGGCTACCGCGGCATCCCGATCCGCATCGTCGATGCTCTGGTCAACACCGAAAGCCGTGTGGTCTAAGGAGGGCCAACGACAATGCTCGACGTTACTCAAATCCTCGACGGGACCCTGGGTCCCACGGCTGGCGCGGCGATCACCGTCACGCGGGTCAGCACCAACGTCATCGACTGGCTCACCGGTCGAGACATGGGCGCTGGCGATATCCTCGGTGTCCACGTGGACATCCTGCAGACTTTCACGGCTGGCGGAGCGGCGACGCTCACCGTCGATGCGGAGGTCTGCGACACCGTGGGCGGCACCTATCTGAACATCCTCACCACGCCGGCGATCCCGGTCGCGCAGCTGATCGCGGGAAGCTCCATCTTCCGCTACAGCTTCCCGATCAACCAGGTCCTGAACGCGGTGGCGGGCGTGCTGAAGGCGCCTGGGCGGTTCTTCCGCCTGAACTACACCGTCGCCACTGGCCCGATGACGGCCGGTACTGTGATGGCGTACCTCACGCCGACGCTGGACCGCGACGTGTACTACACCTACCCGAGCAACTACACCGCGGCGACCGCTGCCGGCGAACTGGCCTAAACCGGCCTGAGTTAGGAGAAACGAGATGACCGACACACCGGCCCGGACCGAGACCCCGAGGTACAAGCTCCTCGCGGACTCGTTCTTCTCACCGAGGATGCTCCTGGCGGGGTCTATCGTCGCCACCCACGCTCCTCCCGGGAACCACATGGAGCCTCTCAACTATGCTGCCAAGGCCCGGATGGAGACTTGGTACGAAGAGGAGTTTCCCGTCATCGACAAGGACGGCAAGGACACTGGCGAGAAGCATCGCCCTCATATGAAGCACCGGATGCAACGCTATGAGCCCGGTGTGCAGCATGGGGTCGAACTGCTCGCCGAGCCCAAGCCTCAGGATATGACCAACAGTCTATCGTTGGCCGAAGTCGATCAGGTCCGGTTCAAGGACACCGATCAACGCCCTGGGCCGGCCGAGGTCCCTGAAGCCGAAGCGATCGCGGAGCAGTCTGGCGCGGAGGTCGTTGAGGCCGCCTCGCAGACTGACGCTCGGAAGGCCGGCGTGAAGGTCAGCTAACTAGGGCATCGAGGGGAGGAGGCAATCCCGTTTCCTCCCCTCACCCTAAGCAAGGCATCAAGCAAGATGACTCTCTTCAAGACCCTCAGGGCCGGTTTCGCTGCCCTGCTTCTGTGCGCTGCCGCATCGCCCGCTCTGGCCATTCCGGCCACGCTGACGACTAACAGCGACAGCTACACGAACATCACCACCGCTACGACTACGACGGCACGCAGTGGACCGGGCATCCTCCATGCCTACTGCGTGAACACGGTCGGAACCACCCTGGTGCTGTGGGACAGTCTCACGGCCTCGGGCGCCAAGATCGCGTCGATCACCACCACAGCCCTCGGCTGTTTCGTCATGGACGTCAACTTTCGCATAGGGTTGACGGCTGTGACCGTCGGTACAGGGGACATCACGCTCCTCTGGAACAACGGCGCCGTCCGCTAAGTTCACCTGCGTATCCCCTCGTCTTGGAAACAGGGCGAGGGGCGTCGTGTCAACGGAGGTGGAGCTTTGCAGACCGTGGGACAAGAAGAACGTACGATACCTCGTCGTCGCGCTCGCGTTCAGGAGTTTGGGATGGACGAGCTTAAGGGCCGCCTGGACGCTCAGGATAGTGTTGTCGGGGCGATCCGAGGGGATATGACAATTCAGGCTACAGCCATGCAAGGGGTTCAAAAAGACCTCGGCACGCTGACTAGCGCCGTTACTGCTCTTGTCGCCGCGATCGGTGAGGAGAAGGAAGACGGTGCCGGAAACTACCTAGGCACAGGGCTGCTTGGTCGTACTCGTCGGGTCGAGCGCGCGCAGCGCTCCCTACGCGAGTTGTACCATCGTTGGATCGCCTTCGGTTCGGGCTTCTGCGCTTGCCTTACGGCGGCGACTGCAATCATCTGGTGGCTGCTTGGAGACAAGCTGGCCATCGTCCTCAAGGGAACCGGACACGGCTGATGCCACAGGGCTACGGCAACCAGCAGGGAAAGAACAGGTCCAGCCCGTACAGGCTACGGCAGGACTTGGGCTACGTTCCGGCGAGGACAGCTGATGGCAAAACGTCGTCTGGCGGCTCATCCGGTGGTGGAGGTGTTATCGTCACCGGAGGCCCGAGCGGCCCGGTCATTACCTCCTCACGCGTACAGGTCACCTTCGTCGCAACAGCCACCTATACGCTGACCGAAGACGATCTGTACAACTACATCATCTTCACGAACGCAGCTGGTTGCGTGGTGACTGTGCCTACCGACGTCGTTGGTAACTGGGCCGATGTCCTTACCATCCAGGCGCCGGTGTTCGCTCTCCAACAAGGCGGGGCTGCTGGTCAGATCACCGTGCAAGGCGCAGTCGGTGTGACCATCGACACCCTCGCGATATTCAAGAAGAAGAGCTACGGCCCATTCGCGGTGCTCCAACTGATCGAGAGCGCTCCGAATGAGTACACGCTGTTCGGTGCACAGGAGCCAGTATGAGAACCGGCGGCTACCTGATGATCGACAATCGCCTGGCGGGCGGCGGACTTGGTGAGGCGGATACGTCCACCTGCTCCCACTGCCAGCGGATCGTCGTGCTCAACCCTGACCGCACGCGCGAGCGTGGGTTCTGTCCGAAGTGTTCTCACTACATCTGCGACGAGTGCGTGGGTGTGATGCACCAAACCCTGACCTGTGTGCCAATCGCTCAGGTCTTCGACGAGCTTCAAGAGGGAGCCATCCGTGGCCAAACGCTCATTCAAGTCCGCTAGCTTCACGCCCATCGCAGTCGCCGATGCCGCCGCATTCACCAACCTTGGGTACATGGCCCTCCAAGGAGGCTCGGCCACTCAGCGGGTCGGCGTCTCCGAAATCTTCATGGGTGGTCAGGCAGGCGCATCCGCCCCGACTAACATGGTCGTGGCCAGGGACTCGACGGTGGGTGTCACGCTCACCGCGCTGACCACAGGTGAGAGCGATGCTCCGCTCGATCCAGCGTCGGCCGCCCTGGCCACTCCGGTCGTGCCGTTCACGCAGTCGACCACGAAGCCGCAGCGGTCCGCATCGCTCAGCCTGCTGATGCTGCCGTTTAACGCCTTCGGTGGCATCGTGCGCTGGGTGGCCTACGACCAGTCGGAACAACTCTGGATGCTGGGTAACGTGGCGAGCTTCGGAGAGCTGAGCCTCAGCGCATTCACCGGCGGCACCCCTGGCGCGATCGGCGCTCATATCATCTACGAGCCCCTGTAGGAGCCAAGCATGGCTACGGTCTATTTTGCCGGTAGTGAGGATATAGACTTCACCTTAGCAGGTGCGGCCATCGTCACCACTAACGCCGCGTTCTTC